GGAGCGATCTCGGTAGGCAGACGCTTGCGCAGCCGGTTCAGCATGACGTCAAGGCTGTTGGAGTTGGTTTCGGGATACCATGCAGACAGGATACGCACGGCCTCGTTCCCGGTCATGCGGCGCTTGCCGACCAGGCGCATCACGCGGGTCTCGTAGAGCGAGAGCGGCTCGATTCGCCTGTCCCAGTCCGCCGCGTTGCCGGTGGCAGACAGGAACGCCTGCAGGGCATTGCAGCGCTGCGTCAGGCGTTCGACTTCGGTGTGAAGGCTGTCGATGATGGATTTCATGCCGCCCTCGCCAGAGCAGGGCAAGACCAGCGGGGTCCGGCAAGCGTAATTCGCTGGCCGCGTATCTCGGTCTGGAAGCGGGAAAGAGCCGAAGGAGCCAAGGGAGCCGAAGCAGCTGGAGCGTGTGCCATCCTGGCCGGCGTCGTTAACCCATGACGGAAACTGATCCCGAGCACGGAAGACCTGGACCTGCCCAGCTTGCGTGCCATCTGGGCAGCGGTCAGCCCCTGAGCCCAACCGCGTTTTACAAATTGAATATCCACCTCTGTCCAGAAGCGTGAAGGCTTGCAGTTCTCAGTCGCAGTCATTTTAGGCTCCTCAGTCGAGAAGCCCGGTGCCGGGTGCCCATCAGGTCTGACGCCTAAGCGCCGCCCTCCGTGACCAGCCCCTGATGCCACGTCCCCGAACCTGCCGCAAGCCCCGGTTTACAAATTTTACAAATTTCAGCGGCGAAAATTTGTAAAAGGGGTTAGTGTATTGATTCTATTATAATATTTACTTAGATATTTACATATTTACATATTCCATAGAGATACTATCCAAAAAAAATACCCCTGAGGTCTCTCAGGGGTATCTCTAGGAATTTGTAAATTTGTAAACTTGTATGCAACTTCAAGGTCTTAGCTTCGCACTTGTAAAAATTTCTAAAATTTGTAAATTCTAGACAGCGAGGCGGAAGCGGGAAGTTGCTTTCTGACGATACCCTGCTGGGACGTCAGTCCTTGAGGCTATGCCACCCGTCACCATCTCGTCAAGCGCCTTCTCGACATCCTCGCGCCGGTACTTCCTGAGCCGTGTGACGATCACCCCGAGCGTGTTGCCGTCATCCTGGTCGATGAGGTTTGCGATCGCCGACTTGAGCGCCATCGAGGGGTTGCTTTTCTGCCGGTCGTTCGAGACCACGAGACGCATCTTGGCCTCGACGTCCTGCCTGACCAGCTCGAAGGCCCACCGGACATGCTCCTCGGTGCGGACACCCTCCTCGACCGCCAGCACGAGGCTGACCTTCGAGACCAGCTCGTAGGCGCCCAGGTAGAGCGCCTCAAGCCCCGTCAGTGACTTGTGGCTGACAGCCTCCCCCTGAAGCCACCGAGCGGCCTCCCTGAGCATCTGTGCGGCCTTTACACCTGTCTCGACAGGCACCCGGTCCCCGTAATTCTCGACCCGCCCGCCCTCGGAACTGTCATACGACCCCCCCTGATAAAGCCCCATCAGGGCAGACCGCATGACCGTCGGCATATCCGGCGCCCGAAAATCCGCCTTGAAATCCGGCGCGGTATCGACCTCCTTGAAGATCAGCGCCCGCCCAATGAAACCGTTGGTTGCAGAATTGAAGTCGGCCAGCTCATCAAACGTGACGGGCGTCGTGAACCCCATCATCGACACGAAGGGCCTCTCGATACCCTTGTCGAGATCGGCAAGCGCACGTTCGACTTCGTGCAGTCGCCGTTCAAGTTTATGATCCGAGCGACCCTCTTCCATCTGCCTGTTGATCGAGGACATCTGCTTGACCAGGTGCAGCCTGATGTCCTCCTTGAGGTCACCTGAGACCAGCATGAACTTCGAGGCTTTCGAGTAGGCGCTCATCAGCATACCGATGACACCGTCGAGATAGGCCGCACCGCCTCGCTCCTGCGCGTTCTTGATCTTCTGGAGGAAGATGCCGATCTCGTCGATGATGTAGCAGGCAGCCTGGTGGCGGGTGAGGTTGCGCAGGATCTCCTGCTCCGACTTGATGGCGCCGTGCGTTGCGGCGGCGATCCCTGCCTCCCTGTGAATGTCGGAGACCGCTTGCAGGATGGCCTCCTTGCCTGTCCTGCTGCCCGCCACGGCAAAAGTGAATAGGTTCGTTGTCACGCCGTCGAGGTCGTCCGTGTACCGAAGGCCCGCGACATTTCCAACTGCCGTGAGCGCGCCCGCAACCGCGAGCCTGCGACGAGGCCTGCGGCACTGGCTCTCGATCCATGCAGCAACATCCCCGACGAAGCCCGGCGGCCGTGTGAGGTCGATGCCCGAGACATCAAACGGCATACCGTTGACCGGCTTGGCGAGGTCCGGAACGCTGCCGAAATCCTCGTCCGCACTGAACGTGACCGGCATTCTCCATCCGCCCTCTTCGGCGTGGTGGATCAGGGTGCCCAGCCGAACCGGGTTCGACGACTTGCCGAAGCTGTGCCAGTGGCTGTCCATCTTCTCGCGGTCATACTTGGAGCCCTTCGATGACCACGTATCCCAGGCATCAAAGCCCGCGCCGGCTGAAACATGGTGTGTCGCCATGCCCACACGGATCCACGTGTCATACGTGACATCCGGGTCGATATAGGCAAGCATTCCCTCGACGTCCTGCTGGCTGACGTCGATCGGGGCGCCGCCATAATCGGCCCTGTGACGCTCCGGGCGGACCAGCAGCTGGAGCAGGCGCACAGGCGCCTCGTCCACATCGTCCGGTGAGCCGACCACAACCTTGTAAACCCCGCCGGACTGGTGAGCAGAAGACGGCCCGACAACATACCCTGACGACTTGAAGTCAATGCCGGGGTAGTCTGCCAGGCTGGTCACCAGCGCGAGCGCCTCGGGCACGCGAAAATAAAGATGCTTCGACCCGCCGCCCGAACCTGTCTCGACAATCATGCCCGCGCCCGTGATCTCAGGACAGGCCGCAACCAATCTGTTGTAGGACAAGAGCCCGCCATTGCGCGCGTCCACGTCGATGACCAGGATGCCCTTGCAGAGTATGCCGTAGCCTGACGTATAGAGCAGCTCGGTCAGCTCGAAGTCTTCCTCGCTCCGGACTGGCGTGTAGCGCCAGCCATTGTAAGCAGGGTGCTTGCCGATCGCCTTGCAGCGGCGATCTCCGCAGGCGCAGATCGAGGCGCCGGTCTTCTTGTCTTCGCGGATGCCGTGCAGAGGAAACACCCTGTATCCCGACTGTGACAGAGACCGCGCCATAGTGAGAACCGACGGAGATGCGCCGCTCATGTGCGCGGCTCCGAAGCTACGGCCTCCAGATAAGCAGTCAGCTTCTGAATCGTCCTGTAAGACGGGTTCTTCTGCTTGCCATTGCGGATGTCGCAGACCGTGCCAACCCGCAGCCCGCAAGCCCGCGCGATCATGGAGGCGTTTCGGTCCTGCAACTCAAAGATGATCTTGTCTAGGCTCATCATGTGAAATTCTCCTGTATCCAATTTCGCTCTTGACGCTAGATAATTGACGCTCTACCGTCAAGCCCATCAGAGAGCAAAGAGAAAAGGAGCATACCCTGATGAGTATTTTGTCGAACGCAACACATGCCGAGAAGGAGCCGTTGATCGTCACGATCTGCGGCACGCCCGGCACAGGAAAGACGAGCCTCGCGGCGACGTTCCCCGCGCCGGTCTTCCTGATCCGCACACAGGGCGAGAAGTTGCCGCGTGACCTGCCGCAGGGCCAGGAGCCTGTCTCGGTCGGCGAGACCGACAGCGTCAAGAAGCTGTGGGACCAGCTGCTGGCACTGGCCACCGAGGAGCACCCCTACAAGACCGTGATCATCGACAGTGTGACCGGCCTTGAGACGCTGTTCGCAGAGGACGTTCTCAAGAACGACCCCAAGGCGAAGTCGATCCAGTCGGCGATGGGGGGTTACGGGGCCGGCCGGGACGCGATCGCGGTCCTCCACAACCGTGTGCGGAAGGCTGCCGAAGTGATCCGCCGCAAGGGTGTTCACGTCGTCTTCATTGCGCACAGCGATGTCGTGACGATCACGCCGCCGGACGCTGACAGTTACACCCAATACTCGCTGCGGCTCCACTCGAAATCCATGGCGCCATACGTCGACAGCGTCGATATTGTCGGATTCATCAAGCAGGGCACTGCCGTCATCTCGAGGGACGGCGAGGCCAAGCGGGCCGTGGCCACCGGGGAGCGCGTCCTGGTGACCTATCTGACACCGATTGCGGTGACCAAGAACCGGCTCGGCATCGACGAGGACATCACGATCGAGCGCGGCGTGAACCCGTTTGCCATGTGGATCGACGAGGCGCCCGCCCCGAAGATTGTCCGCAAGTCGAAAACAAAAGCACCTGAACCAACCGAAACCGAAACTGAGGAGGCATAAACCATGTCCGGATTCTGGAACACAAGCGAAGGCGACAACGTCGCCAGCAAGAAAGACACTTCTTTCGAGATCGAGGGCGGCGGCAATCTTGAGCCCATCCCGGACGGCTCGTCCGTCCTGGCCCTGGTCGAGGAAGCCAAGTGGGACGAGAAAGACGGCGCCGAGTATATCACTGTCCGCTGGTCAGTGATGCGTCCGCAGACCTACGAGAACCGGAAGGTCTTCCAGAAACTCTGGGTGACCGATGACGATCCGGGCGCAAAGAGCGCAGACAAGGCCGCGAAGAAGCGCGACAAAGCCCTCCGGATGCTGGCTGCGATTGACACCAATGCGGGCGGGCGCCTGACCAAAGTGGCCGGCAGGCCAGAAAACGAAGACCTTGCGGCCGCGCTGGTTGGCAAGCCGATGGTCATCAAGGTGATGCTCTGGGAGATCGAGGACCGCCAGACCGGCGAGACGATTCGCGGGAACTGGGTCTCGGCCGTGTCACCGAAGACCAAGGGCGTCGAGGTCGCCGAGGCCGCGGCCCCCAAGGCGCCTGCCAAGTCGAAGGTTTCGATGGTGTCCGCCATTGACGATAACGAGATACCTTTCTGAACCCTGACCCGTAACTGCGCCGCGCCCCTTTCGCTCCAACGTCAGAGGCGCGGCGTTCCCTTATCGAAATGTGGAAGAAGGATATTGCCCGTGACTGACACATCAACCCTTGAGCAGCGCACGCCGGAATGGCACGAGGCCCGGCGCGGCCGGATCACAGCCTCGATGGTCGGCGCGATCCTTGGCCACTCGCCGTGGATGAGCCGCGACGACGCCATGCGGACACTGGTGCGCAGTTGGCACAAAGCGCCGTCCGAGTTTACCGGCAACGTCGCCACCATGTACGGCGTCCAGTGGGAGCCGCACGCGCTGATGGACTATGTCGCCGAGACCGGTCATGCCGTTACCGAGGCGGGGCTTATCACCCGTGACGACTGGGCGGGCGCCTCGCCTGACGGGCTTATCGGCCTTGTCGGAGGGCTGGAGATCAAGTGCCCCTACAAGTTTCGCCACGCCAGCCGGGACGAGGAGCCGCGCGCCGAGTTCGCGCCGCTCGCCGAGCAGCCGCACTATTACGATCAGGTCCAGTTCTCGATGTGGGTGACCCAGCGGGCCTGGTGGGACTTTTTCCAGTGGGCGCCGGACCTCGACCCTGTGACCGAGACGGTCACGCCGGACTCCAGGTGGCGCGCGAAGAACTTGCCGAAGTTGGGCCAGTTTTATGAGGAGTTCTCGCAGATCCGAGACGACAAGGAGGCCAGTGCGCCGCACCTTGAGCCCCTCCGCGTGGTCGTCGATACGCCGGACGCGCTCCGGATCCTCGAAGAGTATGACGAGCTGGCAGAGGCCATCGAGAACGCCGAGGCCCGCAAGAAGGAGCTACTGGCAACGCTGGTCAGCATGGCCCGTGAGAAGGACGCGCGAATCTGCGGCCGAGCCCTGACCAAGGTCGAGCGAGCTGGCAGCGTGGCCTATGCCAAGGTCGTCAAGGAACACCTGCCAAAGCTGGACCTTGAGGCCTATCGCGGCAAACCAACCGAATACTGGCAGCTGAAATGATACGCACAGAAACGATTGGTGATATTGCCGGCTATATTTTGATGGCTCTCGGCGCGGGCGGCTTGATCGCAACAGCAGTGTGGCCGTTGGTTTCGAGTCGGCTCCAACTGAAGCGTGGGCCGCAACTCGTCCCCCTGAAGACTGCGACGGTGCAAATCTACAACAAGTCCAGCCCGGCGCTGACAACCTGGTGGAAGAACACAACTCACGGAGATCCGAACCACCTGATAGCAAGCGCTTTGTTGATGCGCGCACGTGAGAGCGGCTGGTCTGTGTGGGGTCGAAGGGCGACAAATCTGAAACTGATTGAGATTCCCGCTGATGACCATGCGGGGCTGGCGCTTAATTTAGCGGACTACTCTTTGAGACCCTACTATTATCCCGATAAACCGCCGGAGTGGATCGACCTGCACGTAAAGAGGAACACTATCAAAAAAGCATTGGAGTATTACGAATATGAGCACTCCCCCAAATAGTCGCTTTCAGGCGCTCTTAAGCGCCATGCTCACGCAACCGCCGAAGGCCGAGCGAAAGACTGGCAAACCAACCGAATACTGGCAGCTGAGATGAGCCTCCGCCCCTACCAGCAGCGTCTTGTGGACGCCTCGATCCGGCACATGATGGCAAGCATCGACCCCTTCGTGGTGGACGCAGCCACCGGCGCGGGCAAGAGCCACGTCATCGCGGCCGTAGCCGAGACGATCCACGCCCGCACGGGCAAACGGATACTCTGCCTTGCGCCGTCCGCCGAACTGGTGGTGCAGAACCGGGGTAAGTTTCTGGCGACAGGGAATTCAGCCTCGACCTTTTCCGCTTCCGCCGGTGCCAAGGAGCTGCGTCACCCGGTGGTTTTCGGCTCGCCGCTGACGGTAAAGAACCGCATCAGCCGGTTCTGCCAGTCCGGAAGCAACGGCTACGCGCTTGTTATTATTGACGAGGCGCACGGGATCACCCCGACGATCCAGTCAATCGTGGAGGCCATGAAGGGGGGGAATTCTAACCTGCGTGTCATGGGCCTGACCGCAACGCCGTACCGGCTAGGGTCCGGGTATATCTACCGCGAGGAGCCGGACGGCAAGGTCTGGGGCGAGGACAAGGCGCGCGAGCCTTACTTCGCCAAGTGCATCGAAAAGGTAGGTGCGCGCGAGCTGATCGAGCAGGGCTACCTGACGCCTCCGGTTATCGGCGCGATCGGGGCGGAGAAGTATGACACAGCCGGACTGACCCCGAACAGCAGGGGCCAGTTCGAGAGCGACGCCGTTGACCGAGCCTATCATGGTCACGGCCGCAAGACGGCGGCAGTTGTGGCGGATGTGGTTGCCCAGAGCCGGGACCGGAGGGGCGTCATGTTCTTCGCCGCCACCGTCCAGCACGCGAAGGAAGTGCTCGCCAGCCTGCCTCCCGAGATGAGCGCATTGGTGACCGGCGAGACGCCTGCCGCCGAGCGCAAGAGCATCCTGAACAAGTTCAAAACAAGGAAGCTTAAATACATCGTCAACGTTTCAGTTCTTACGGTGGGCTTCGATGCACCGAACGCGGATGTGATCGCAATCCTGCGCAAGACGGAGTCGGTCGGCCTGCTCCAGCAGATCATCGGCCGGGGCCTGCGGATTGATCCGGGCAAGGAGGACTGCCTCGTCCTCGACTACACCACCAATCTCGAAGACCACTGCCCGGACGGCGACCTGTTTGCGCCTGTTGTCAGGGCCGGGAAGGCGCCGACAACGCCCGGCGGATGCAAGGCTGAGTGCCCTGACTGCAATTACGAAAATGACTTCACGCCTCGCCCGGAAGTCGCCGACGCGGGGTATGCCATCGACAGCAATGGGTATTGCATGGACCTGGACGGCCTGCCGGTCGAGACCGAATATGGTCCCCTGGCCGCGCACTTTGGCCGGCGCTGCTGGGGGATGGTTCCAGCAATGGTCCAACCGGAGCGCGGACGAATCAAATATGAGAGGTGCAGCTACCGCTGGACCGGGAAGGACTGCCCGAAATGCGGCGAGCTTAACGACATCGCGGCGCGCTATTGTTATGTCTGCAAGGCCGAGATCGTGGACCCTAACGAGCGGCTGGCCGTTGAGTTCAAGGCGATGAAACGAGACCCCACCCAGCGCCAGACAGACAGGATCGTCAGCCTCGACCTGGTCGAAGGCGTTTCCCAGAAGGGCAACAAGACGCTCCGGGCGGACCTCGTGGTATCTTACGGCGAGAGCGGCAAGACGCGGCAGAGATCCTTTTCGGTATGGTTCCAGCCGGAGGCCCGGCACACCAAGGGACAGGCCGAGTATGCCATGCTCAAGAACGCGCTCGCGGCCGGCGCGAACACCGTGACTTATCAGAAGGATCCGGAGAGCCAGTTCTACCGGGTGCTGGCGTTCAACAGGCCAGCAGATGTCGAGCCGGAGGCGAGCCGCGCCGCAGCCCTTGGCTTGAGCGAGGACGCATAAATGCTGCTGAAGGATTTCCCTGTCCCGGTTTACGGTGACGTGAGATTTCGCGGCGCCTGCCCGAAGGAGGAGCTGGAGCAGGTGACATTCTTCAACCGCCTGCGCCGCGAGTATCCCGCCAGCTACGGCCTGACCGCGCTGCATCCCCGCAATGAGCAGCAGCTGCGCGGCGGGCACATCCGCCAGATCACAAAGCAGAAGGCCGAGGGTATGACATCCGGCGCGGCAGACATCATCATTCCGGGTGCGCCTGCTTTTGTCTGCGAGATGAAGCGCCGGGACCATACGCAAAGTAGCTGGCAGGACGGCCAGAAAGAATACCTTGCTGCGTGCCTTGCGGCCGGGGCATTTTCCTGTGTCGCGCTTGGGCATGAGGCGGCATGGTCCGCCTTCCAGGATTGGCGTGTACGGACAGAAAAAAAGGGCGCCGCATAAATGCAGCGCCCCCAGTTGTCCACCCGGCACCGGGCAGATTCAGTTAACGATGTTGCCAGCCCGGTCGAGTAGGGGGAGGTCAGACATTGCAGAGGTCCTCCAGGTCGGTCTGGACCGGCTCAAACGTCCACTGGTCAGCCATCGCCTGGGCAATGCCTTCCAGCGTGCGGCTGCGCTCTTTCCAGCGGTCAGGGCCGGGCGGCATCCTGTGGACGCGGGCTTCCCTGCCCTCCACGATGTTCGTGGCCTTCAGCAGCGGCAGGTTCTTCAGCCAGAGGCAGGTGGCCTTCACCTCGCCGTGCCCGAACTGCCACGGCTGGATCGTCTGATCCGGTTTTCGGATGTGCGAGGAAATCACCGAGACGGGGTTTTCCAGCGCGATGCGGGGGATTGGGGCGGCAAGCAGAAGGCGCACAAAGTCCAGCGCCTCGGCCTGCTCCGCCTGCTTATCCTTGAACCAGCGGGCGCCGGAGACGGACAGATGCGTGCAGGGAGGATGCGCCACCATCAGGTCCCAGCCCTCGCCCAGAATGTCGCGCACGTCGCCCTGGTAATGCGGTCCGGGCACCTCGGTCGGCAGCAGGTCGCAGGACATGGCGTCATGGCCGGCACGGAGGAAAGCGTCGCGGACGCGTCCAGAGTATTCACAGGCGACCAGAACCCTAGCCACGTGCCACCACCCCCGCCACGAGCGCAATCAGGCACCAGAGCGCAATACTGATGGGGACGCCCCATACGATGCTGCGAACAACGGCTAGGGGGTCTTCTTCCGGGGTCATGGTGCGCCCGCCTTGTCGCTGGCGCGGCGTCGACGGTCCAGACCGAGCAGTGATATTGCAGAGACCTGACCAGCCGTGGCCAGCTCGATTTTCTGCGCCGTGTCCACTGTGATCTTGTGCCCGCCCTGCCGCAGCCGCCACAATGTAACGCGGCTGATGTCAAAATACTCCGCCAGAGCCGATGGGCCGCGGCCGTCAATCTCGCACCATTTGTCAAACGTCAGGTTATGTTTCATGGGATGACCATAGCGGAAAAAATGTTTCGCGCAAGAAGCAATTGGGCGTTGCTGCCATGAAACACCTGTGGCAAGGTGCCTTCACACAAGGAGAGCCAGCCAATGACGACCACCATCAACCTTACCCCCGAAACAATCCTCGCCGCCATGTTCCACGCCGAGCAGCGTGTAGGGGCGATTATGGCGGCGCTGACAGACTGTCGCCCCGGCGTCTACTCGTCCGCATATCATTACGTGCTGCTGAGCAAGCCCGGCCAAGTGACGGTCCAGGCTAAGTTCGAACCAAGCATCCGCTCAGACGAACGCCCTGCTTGGAAATCCGAGCGGACCGGCGAGGACTTCGACGCGGTGTGCGATCAGGTCTTGGCCGACATTGCAGCCTGCAAGGCGGACATGTTCGGGTCGGAGATTGAGCTTCTTGCGCTTGCCATCATCAAGATCAAACACCGCGACGGCACGGTGACTGACCGCGCCTTGCGGATGGAGCATTTCACACAGGAATGCATCACCCAGATCCATGAGCGCGCCGCCTTGCTCGCCAACGAAATGAGCGACGGCAAGCCGTTCTCGGTCGAGTTCGTCGGCGTTCACAATGAGG